TGCCATCCTGTGCTCGACCTAATGCGTTTGCAACAGTTTCTAATTCAATGCCACGACCTTTGGAAATGTCTAAAGCAAGGTTTAATAACTTTTGCGCTTCCTCAGTTGATTTTGTAGATACTGCCAACCTCTGCATCGCTGGACGAAGTTGGTCATCAGCCACCCCAGTCGCTAAAGATGTCTTGAGAATCATTGCCTCAGTTGCCGCTATTTGGGCATCAGTAGCCCCTGTGGCTTCTCTTAAAGCATTAGCCAACCTTAACTGTGCTTGCTCATCCTCTATTGCAGCCTTGACCCCATCAATGGCTAATTTAGTGCCATAGGCAACGGCAGCAGCAGCAGCGACTGCAAATGCAGCAGCAGCCTTCTTGCCAAATTCTGAAATTTTGCTTGAATTACTTTCGACCGCTTTGTCCGCTTCGCCTAGCTTCTTTTTTAAGTCATCAACATCGGCAAGGATTGATAACTTTAGTGTGCGATTTCCGGTTGCCATTAGACCCATTCCTTAATGATGCGATTAAAAGCCTGTTCCCACTTGTTAATCAATTCAGGCTGAATTTTGCGAAGGGTTGGATAGATGAACCAACCTCTTGAACCTCTGCCTTGCCGTCCTGAATAAGTAGGGAACTGCTTGAACTTATTAGATCCAAACTCAACTCCACCCCATAGGGTTTGCGTTGTAGCACCACCTGAAAACTTTTGTCTTGCGAAACCATAACGGAACTCACCGATTTTGCTGGACTTAGAGATGCTAACGCCCTCTGCGACTCTTTGCGCAACCTTGCCACTCTTTGTTCTAGTCCTAGCTGCCTGTTTAATTTCCTCTGATGCAAAATACGCCAGAGCAGCAGATTGAGTTCTTGCTTCCTCTGTTGCTTGGTCATCCATAAGTTTGAAAGCCTTGTAAATATCACGCAGATCGTTTTTATTGTATGCAATGGTTTCTTTAGCCATTCCTTGCCTCCAATATCTCGATCGCTGTTAATATGTCATCCGCATCAACCCATTCACTCATTGGTATCTTTGTGGCAATTGCCAACTCGACCAATAACCTGTTTAGGCTTCCTGCTTTATGGCTTTTGGGTTTGCATCACCAACGATGACATCCGCTACTGTTTCCATCCAAATATCCATTGGTTTGATGGGCTTATCTCCTGCAAGTTCACGCTTATGTGCATGATAAGCAAGAAACATAAGATCCCAAATGCCCAACTTTTCGGATGCCTGACCAATAGTGTTTCCTGTCTGCTTTTCCCACTTCGCCCACTCAGGTGGTTGGGCAATGTAAGTTGCTTGCTCACCTGAGTTATATTCAATTGTAATTGGTAACTTCATTTGTTTGCTCCCGTTTTATTTTTTAACTAAAGGTTTCGGTTACTGCGCCCTTAGATACTGTGAATGTGAATGATACTGTCTGAGCATCAACACCTGAACCACCAGCGGTTGGAAACTCTGGCTTCACTGGGAACACAAATTGCGCTCCGGAAGCAGCTGTAAGTGTCATGCTGATATCTGTATCTGGTGCAGTTTCAGCAGCAGTCCATAGAGCCTCACAAACTGAGTTTGCCTTGCCCCAATCTGCCAACATATCCAACTGGAATGTTCCTGAAATGTTTGTGGTCTTGTAAGCCTCGCCCTCCATGGTCTGATAAACCTGACGCTCATTGACCTTGGTTAGAACTGCGTTTGTCGCCTGTGCTTGAATATCTGTTCCACCTGTGAAAGATAAACCAACATCACGACCGGTAATTACGACTGTTGCCATGATTTCTCCTTATATTGTTTGCGTGTAGTAGGTAGATACTCGAACATCTGCGATGAGCAGCGTTGATGCACCAACTTGAGTAACTGTCGGTCTTTCAACCGAGCTGACAATGTATCCAACTGGAATGACTGCCAGAACACTTATGATTAATTGCTCGATGTTGTCGAGCGATGCCGGATTGCTGTTATAGGCAACGGCAACTGTAATGGTCATGTTAATTTTAGCCCGAATGTTTGTTTTGCTTATTGTTTCGAATTCAAGATACGGCGAATCCGGGACGCACACAATTGCAGGCGGAATTATAGACTCTGGAACGAAGGCGTAAACATTACCTGAAACGCTAGATAATGCGGTTGCTAAAGGTGTCCGGATCTGTTGAAGGATTGTTTCATTTGGCATTTAGAGAGCCATGCTTTCGGTGTCCATATATGAACCAAGCAAACCAACACACTTATTAAAAAGTGATCGACCCATTCTGAATGGTGTTGGTGAGAAATCTACTCCTTCGATTTGTCCTCCGCCGGCAAGTCTTGCTTGGAAAACTTCGACTGAAACTGTATAGACGGCTGACTGAACAGCTGCGTTTCCAACATAAGTTGATGCGCCAGAAAGGGTAGCAACTCCGGATGGGATGACATTAGCCTCGAGTATATCGGCATTAGTGATCGATTGCGAAAAGGTATATTGTCCAAGATTGTCTGCCAGCACAACTCTTGTTCCGTTGTAAGGTGATCCGCATCCTGTGATGACAACTGATTGCCCTTCGGTAAATTCATGAATTCCTAGTGTGGTAAATGTAGCAACATTGTCTGACAATGAAGTTGCTTGAATTGGTGCTTTAAATGTAACAAGCATTGGCAGAATAACAGTTTCTGCTGTGTCAATAATTTGGTTCAAATAAGTGTCATTATACAAGGCGGATGACACACCAAGGACGGATCGCAACTCGGTGGCTGTAATTATGCTTGGCATGTCATCTCCTTACTCCCATTAATGGATGCCTAGGATCGGGAGCAACCCTAGGCACTCAGTTAAATTACGCTACTGTTAAATAACGGAATGCAGTTGGGAATCGGTTGACTACGGCTACATAACCATAAAGACCGATTTCGATACGACCATTAGCAACCAAGTTAGCACGCAGTTCAATTGTGCCACTCTCATGGAATCGCATTGCTGCTGATGGATAAACTAATCCATACTTAGCACCTGCATCGTTGCCTGTGTAGTTGGGATCAACTACTAATGAAAGACCAGCAACTGTTCCAGCTGTTGAACCTTGTGAAATTAATCCGCCAGCATTTTGTGGAGCTGCTGCTGCAAACAATGGACGAGCTGAACCATCAACTGCGCCAAGCAATCCAGCGAAATCGATATCATTTTGTCCACCTGAAGGAGCAACCAATAGGCGGTTTGGTGTGAAACGCATAACGCCATAAGAATCTGCAATTCCATCAGCGATGGCTTTGTAAATAGATGATCCGGTTGAACCAATTGAGTTTTGTGCTGCAATGTTTGCTGCATAAGCATCTGTCTTTTGTGCATAAGATGCTGCTAACTCACGAACCAAAAGGTCAGCGAAAGATGGGTCTGAACGATCAAATAGTTCAACATTGACTACATTCGCTCCAGCAAACTTGACGATATTGTCCTCTTGGAAAGTTACAACTGTATCGGTTGATGAAAACTCAACGCCTTCAGCAGTTTGTGCAACAGTTGCCTGTGTTCCTAGTTTAGGAGTGAAAATTTTCATTCCTGATGCTGGAAGTGGAGCACGCTCAATTGAATCGATGAATGGACGGCTTGAATCAATTACGCCAATAACATCACGCAAATAATTTGGTGGAACCATTCCTGTGTTCTCAGAAACAGTTGCAATTTGTAATGCTGCGACTAGATCACGAGCATCGGTGTCGCCACCAAGTGCTTTGATCTGTGCGTTTAGATATTGTCCTGCTGTAACATTTGTATCAACACGAGGCTTTGTATATGCCATGTATTGAGCAGTTACAACTGGAGCTTGTGATGCTTCTACCGCTTCGGTTGCGATAGGAGCTTCTGATGTTGTATCAGACACTTTGTCCTCCTGTGTTGTAGTTTCCTCAGCGGTTGCTTCGGAATTCTCTGGTGTTTGACTTGCTGCGACCTCAGCCACTCTTGCGCTGTCGATTGCTGGATCAGTTACCAAACTGACCTCTTGCAAGGAACTTGACTGGATGCGTAACACGCCTTCCACATTTTTCCATTCATTAATCTTTACGCCCACACTAAAACCATCACGAAGTCCGGTGGCTGCTTCCTCAAGAGCATCATCAGCTCTAAATGTTTTGGCTAAACGAAAAGTTGCTTCCAAGCCTGTATCTGTGGCAGTTATATCGATCAACTTGCCCAATGGCTTTGTTGTTTGGTGCTCAAGTAATAATTTTACAGGCTTTGAAAAATCAATGCTGTCTTTTTCAAATACAGTTAATCCGGCACTTGTTGAACCTTGCTCATCCCAAGTTACGATCTTGCCTGAGATAGTTCGCTTGTTTGTATCGGCAGCTGTTATTTCTATTGGGAAACTAATTTTCATCGAATTAGATCCTCCTCCTCTTGGATTTGCTCAACGCTCATTGCGCCAATGCGGTTTAGGATTTCATAAACTTGCGCACGCTCTAAAGCAGATCCACGCAAGAAATCATCAATGTCAAATCGAGTTTCAATTCCGTTAGGGCAAAAATCCGCAGCAGATAATCTTTGCTCAATGGCAGTTAAAATTGGACGAAGTGAAAAATCAATCAACGCTTTTCTTTCGGCTAAAGTGTTGGTATAAGTCATGCTAGTTGTTTCAGCAGATACGAAACTTGCCGGAATGCCGCTCGCTCTTGAAATTTCCAGAGCCAAATACTGTCTGGCTTCATTTAATTGTAATTTAGCAGGGTCGAAGCCTAATGCTTGTAATTCAACATCAGCATTTAAGAATGCAGTTGCTCTTGTTGATCTTGACACTCTCCAAGATTCTAAAAGTTTTGTAATTCGCTCTGGAGTAAGGTTTGTGCCATTTGATTTCAATACCATTTGTGGCATTGGCTCTTTGGCATACATCTCAGCTGCTTTTTCTAATTCTGCTGCTGCTTTAATTGTGCGACCTGCTCGATTTAAGATTCCCTCATCTAAACCATTAAATACAATTAAACTACCTAGACCAAATGGCGGAACTCGCTTTCCATCAACTGTGTAGTATTCGATTTCAGTTGAGTTTCCATTTAGTGAAGCAAAAACTCTATTTGGTGCAATTCTTGTCCATGCACGAATTCTTGAAGCATCGGTTGCAGCATAAGCATCCATAACCATTCCATACGCAACTCCGTATAGAAGCAAGTCCTCAGCGATCCACGCATATATTGCTGATCCTGCAACTCTTGGATCTGGTTGCATGATTACTCTGTTTGGTCTTACATGCTCATTTGTAAAATGATT